GTACTCTCGAATGCGCCAGGCAGAGATAAGAAGTCTAAGGGTCTACCAATCTCATGTTTTCTTACTTACGTGCCAGACACTCTAGAGGGTCTTATTGACCACTCTTCTGAATTGCGATGGTTGTCTGTTATGGGCGGTGGTGTAGGCGGACACTGGTCGTCTGTTCGTACAGTCTCTGATATCGCGCCTGGCCCTATTCCTTTCTTACATACTGTAGATGCCGACATGATCGCCTATCGTCAGGGAAAGACGCGTAAGGGGTCATATGCGGCGTATCTGGACATTCATCATCCAGACATCATCGAGTTTCTGAACATTCGTATCCCTACTGGGGACGTACAACGTAAAGCATTGAATATCCACAATGCAATCAACATTACCGATGAGTTCATGGCTGCGGTTATTAACGATACCGAATTTGATCTACGCGACCCCAAAGATTCTCGGGTCAAAGACACTGTCAATGCGCGTAAGTTGTGGGAGAGAATACTTGAAATTCGTTTCCGTACGGGCGAACCTTACCTGAACTTTATTGATGCCGCCAATCGTGGACTACCTAAAGTGATGAAACAGAAAGGTCTCCGGATACACGGATCTAATCTATGTAATGAGATTCACCTACCGACATCCGAAGATCGTACAGCGGTCTGTTGTTTATCGTCACTGAACTTAGAATATTATGATGATTGGAAGGACACTACCATCGTCGCTGACCTCATTCGTATGCTCGATAATGTTATTCAGTACTTCATTGAAAATGCGGGCGATCAGATTTCACGCGCACGGTACTCAGCATCACAAGAACGTTCACTAGGTCTTGGCGCAATGGGTTTCCACTCCCTGTTACAAAAACATGGAGTCGCATGGGAATCTGACAAGGCAAAAGAGATTAACGATGTGGTATTCAGTCACATCCAGAAGCAGGCTAAAGCAGAATCACTTCGTTTAGGTAAAGAACGTGGAGAGGCGCCTGACATGGAAGGTACCGGTATGCGGAACGCTCACTTGATTGCTGTTGCGCCTAATGCCTCGTCCGGTGTCATACTATCAACCAGTCCCTCTATAGAACCATTGAAAGCCAATGCGTACACTCATAGAACTCGCGCTGGTTCCTTTTTAGTTAAGAACGTTTACCTTAACCAGTTATTGACTGAGAAGGGATATAATAACGATTCTATATGGACTTCTATTATTACCAACAAAGGTTCGGTACAACACCTACCTTTCCTGAATGAAGGCGAGAAGGCGGTATTTAAAACTGCGCAAGAGTTAGACCAGAATTGGGTAGTGCAACACGCCGCTGAACGTCAGAAATATATCTGTCAGGGTCAATCGGTCAATTTGTTCTTCCCGTCAGGAACACCTAAACGTTATGTAAACAAAGTACACTTCAATGCATGGAAGTTGGGACTGAAGGGATTGTATTATTTACGTACCGAAGCGAAGTCACGTGCGGAAACGGTTTCTGATAAAGTGGAACGTGTTGCATTGCAGGATGATAGTCGAACTCTCGTGTACGGAAAACAGTCGTGTCCGTATTGTCAAATGGCCAAGGAAGAGTTGACTCTACGAGGGATCGCCTATGATTATATTGATCTGGAGGAGATTGGTAAGACCGCGGCCGATGTAACTGGTCGTAAGGTGACTAGTGTTCCTCAGATTTACCTGAACGGTAAGTACATTGGTGGTTATTCAGAGATGATGCAGAGTTTCGCTAAAGACGCATTCGAATCTGGTAACAGTGAAATGTCATGCTCCCTCGATAATAAAGACGATGATGAGTGTAGAGCGTGCGAAGGCTAGTAATTTTTGGGGATAGTTTCGTCGAAGGGTTTCGAGCTTTACCTATCCCCGAAACTACCCAATTCAACTTTCCGTATTACTTATCGAAAGAACTGGATGTTGAAGTTATAAACCTCGGTCACAAAGCAAACTCGAATCTAGCAATTGCTAATGACGTGTTGTCATTTGTTAGACCGAAGACCAAAGATGAACTGTCTGAATATGCGTTTCTAATATGTTGGAGCCAATGGGAACGAGGCACCGTTAGAAACGAAGTGGTCTATGACAAGGACGCCGACTATGCTTTGAGAGGTCACATTGTCATGAGAACTGTTAGTAATAAGACCCCTTACGAACACGTGTCATTACGTGCTAATACAGAACTATCTTATCTCGGCATCAAACAACTTTGCGAGATGAATGACATTCCGTATAGAATGATAAACAGTTATGATTTTCAACCATATCTTGAGCGATTGGATAAAATTGACTGTATATCGTTGGGCAAGGGATCGGTGTCTGATATTGTTATAGGTAGTCACGATTGGAAGATGATAAATTCCAAAAACGACCCTAACTGGATAGAGAGTCAGTCGACCTATAATACACTACTCGATATGTGTGCCGAAGAGTGGTTGTTTGATAAAGTGCACGGAGACAAAAAAAGATCTGTTTTTGACCATCTCCACTATGTGAGGTCGAAACGCGAAGATAATAAATACATAACCCTATGCGGCCATCCTAATATAGGTGGTAACCAAATTATTGCTAGAACACTAGCGCCATATTTAAAAGAAATCATTAAGGTATAATACATGTCATTACTAAAGTTATCGCAGACCTACAAACCCTTCCTCTATCCGTGGGCGGTTGACCTATCCAAGAAACATGAAGAAGTGCACTGGATTGAAGACGAAGCCGAATTATCAGAAGATGTGCAGGATTGGAAGACTAAATTGACCGAAGAAGAGAAGACGTTCATTACTCACGTATTGAGACTCTTTACTCAGTCAGACGTACAGGTCGGTGAGAACTATCATGAGTTATTGATTCCTCGTTTTAAAAACAACGAAGTTCGAAATATGTTGTCGTCCTTTGCGGCTAGAGAAGCGATACACCAACGTGCTTATGCTCTCTTGAATGATACGTTAGGACTACCGGACGAAGACTTCCATATGTTCCTTGAATATAAGGAAATGGCGAACAAGATCAATTTCATGAAGGACGGTGACTCCAAAACTAATGCTGGACTTGCCCTTGCCTTAGCGCAGTCTGTATTCAATGAGGGTATGTCGGTATTCGCATCGTTCGTTATGTTGTTGAACTTCCAAAGATTCGGTAAGATGAAGGGTATGGCGACAATCGTCGAGTGGTCTATCCGCGACGAGACTCTACACGTACAGGGTAATGCGAAGTTGTTTCGTGAGTTCTGTGGAGAGCATCCGCGCATCGTTAATGACGAGTTAAAATCTAAGATATATACCATGGCAGAAAACGCAGTTAGTCTAGAAACTAAATTTATTGATCTAGCATTCGCGGGTAACGCTGTACAAGGTCTCACCAAACAAGAAGTTATTGATTACATCCGTCACATTGCTGACCGTCGTCTACTTCAACTTGGAATGAAACCATTATTTAATCAGAAAGATAATCCATTGCCATGGCTGGACTGGGTACTGAACGGAGCATCACATGACAACTTCTTTGAGAAACGTGTGACTGAATACTCTGTTGTCGGTATGGACGGTTCGGATTATGGATGGGAAGAACTTGAGAGGGAAGTTGCCTAATGAAGAGTACGTTTTACAATATCGATTGTCCTATCTGTGACATTCACACTGATGTAACAGTTGCATATGACGATGATCAACCAAGATTCTGTCCCATGTGCGGTTCCGATGTCGAGGCTGAATTCGAGTCTGAAGAGGACTAGTTATAATAAGTCTACATAATATACCCACAAAAGAGTATAAAGTGTAGACTTATGAACTGGACATACGAAGAAAAAGATTTTGACCCTGAAGAGACCTTCCTAGAAGACTTTCAGGGTTTTGTTTATCTGATTACCGAACTCGATACGGGCAAGAAATATATCGGAAAGAAATTCCTTTGGAAACCTAAGACACTACCGGTCACTAAGACTCGAAAGCGTAAGGTTAAGACGCGAGTACAATCTGATTGGAAGAAGTACTACGGTTCTAGTCTAGAAGTAAAAACCTTGGTAAAGGAGAAGGGTGCAGAGAATTTCAAGAGAGAGATCCTGAAACTCTGCCGCACCAAAGGCGAATGTTCGTACTATGAAGCTAAGATGCAGTTTCAGTATGATGTCCTACTCAGGGATGATTTTTACAACGCGTTCATCGGTTGTAAGATTCACGCAAAACATCTACCTAAAGACTAGCCAACTTCAATATCAGATAGTGCGAAACCGCACATAGATACACCGACGACGCTATACATCAATGTTTCCATGATGGTCATAGCGTCAGTCTCTAAACCACCTACCGCACCCATCACGAAAAACCCACCTACTAAACCAATTATTAATTTCATTACTTCACCTCTTCATAAGCGGCAGCAATAGCAAGAAGACCTGTCTTGCTCTTAGGAACTTTCATAAGTTGAATCGCTAACTGTTTTGCACCATAAAGGTCACAAGCTTCAGTCTTCTTTATTTCAACTCTCTTATTGTTATAGAAAGCAATCCATCCTGCAAACGTTTCGTTATTCATTACTTCACCTCCACTTGGTCAACCCAAGCAACATCACGCTCAAGATAAGTCATACGATAGTTAAGAGCATCGACCATGGTGTCGAACATCTTACAGTTAATTAGCTGGTCATTAACAACGTTTCTCAATACATACTTAATCATAATAACTTCTCTCTCTGTCTAATGAGGTACTATTATAACATATATGAAGATATTGTCAATAACATTGTTAGACTATTTGGTTATAGAATTCTGGATCTTATGACAATTTGTTCTAAAAATAACATAAATAACATTGACATATGTTTTCGAAAGAAGTATAATGGCTGTACAAATTGAGTTGAGAGAGAATATATTATGCAAGTTCGCCTTATTGAAGATATCAAAGAAGTCAAAGCGTTTAAAGCGGGTTGGGATCTCGTTGAGTATGAAGCAGGTACCGATCCTTTAGACGGCTGCACTGTGTTGGGTTTTGATGAGATAGGACAATTTTGTCAGAAACCTCAGTATGCGTGGGTGAGGTGGGGAGGTTATAAGTGAGAGGATCGGACATTATAATTTTGAGTGATGTCCAACATTCA